CATGTCTCTCTCTTTCATCATCTCTTCAGTATAATCATTATAGCAAAGAACTAGGAGCTTGTCAAGCACTTTTTTCACTCAGCGAAGATTAAATTTCCATTTAGATCATCGAAGAGCTTATCAGCACTGATTTCTTCATTTTTGAACTTAATTCCCAAATCAGCGCCGGATTTGCATCGAACGGACAGAATACGCTTAACGCCCGTGGGCAGGACTAGCATCTCTCCGGTAGAAGACCAGATTGTCTCCATAAAATCTTTCTTAGACATCTCACAAACTCACTATCTCTGTTTCAGTATAGTTATTATAGCAAACATCAAGGAGCTTGTCAACCCCTAATCGACATTTTTTTGCGAAAAAATCGGCATTCCATCGAAAGTTTTATTGAATATCGACACTAGGGTCTTTTTCTTGCCGACTCGCTTCTGCCAGAACCCTGTAGGAATGGGCATATTCCAGCCATTCTTGAACGCTTGCCCCACGCTGGTGAAAATACCAGCACTATGCATGATATGGGCCATCGTCCAATGGTCTTCTATAGGGATGGTGATATTTTCATCAAACCCCATCAATTCTAGATCACCATTGGTAATGCTAGAATGTATAAAATCTCGTTCGGTTTCCATCTCACTCTCCCTCATCATTCATTATAGTTATTATAGCAAATAATGGGGTGCTTGTCAAGTCTTTTTTTCTTTGATTTTTCCGGGAATTTTTGGCTTGTTTTCTTCTTCTATTTTATAGAATGCTTCGCCATGGATAGTAGCACATATAGCTTTGCCTACTGGCAGGTGCACCACCCTTATGACTGTAAAAGTACCAGATTCAAAATTGGCCCAGACTTCGACCATAGCTTTACCAGATTTCTCAATACCTCTATAATGAGGCACTTCTCCAAATTGAGTCAGGAGATGTCCGGTAGCCGCTTCGTACGGTGTACACTGCGTCTGTATTTGTGCATTAGTAGCACTAGGAACAAGAATGATCGAACAAAGAAGGATTAGAGTGAATAAGATTGTTTTCATCGTAGTAACCTTTGATAGCGTCGATCAAATCAGCAATGTTATCGTTCCTCTTGCCGTAAAAGGTCTGGGGAGGTTCTTGATCGACACCAATAAGTATTACGAACCTATCCACAGGTATGCCCGTCATTTCTTCATACATTATACAATATGCAGTGGCTTGCATAAAATAACTATTTACCCACTCCCGCTTTTTAAGTTTAGCAGAAGTTTTATAATCTACTATAGCAAGTTTACCATTCCACTCACAAATAAGATCTACTCGGCCTGCTATACCCAAATGTTTTGAATATAAAGGTAATTCCTGGCCATACACCTCTCCCACAAAACCATCTAAAATCTCTTGCATACTCATAAACATTTGTTTATCTAAGGGAGAACGTATATCCGGTTTCTTGTTATTTATATAATCTTCACACATTTTATGGATTCGTGTACCCCTAGAAGACGAGGTTCTAGAAACTTTATTAGCTTTTTCTTCACCCACTCTCTTACGCCATTTATTAATATCATCTCGACTTAGACGGGATAGAATGGTAGTAATAGAAGGAAAAGCACCGTCGGGAGTTTTATATACTCTCCCGACTTCTGTAGTGATTGCTTCTAGTTCTGCTAGTTCATGTACTTGTTTATGTTGAAACATATTTTCACCACTTTTTAGCAGGTGTGAACCAGCTAGAGTCAAACGCTGGCATCTGTAGTTTAGCATCACCGCCATCCCAATCAGATGGATGATTACCTCCAAATAATACATCATCTGCTAAAGCACCACCCACATCTGGTAGAATATCCATATCAGAGTATGTATTATCAATAGCAGTAATATCAGTCTTAGAGAGGTCTTTCGCTATATAGCTTCTAAATAAGACTTCTTCTATTAGTTTTAATAAATGTTCATTTGTATACTTATTTAATTCTTCTGTTGAAGGTGTTGGTTCAACAAAATCTAAACATATTTCAATCAACTTATCACGCATTACTATCTCCTCAAGTTAATCACGATTTTCTGTTTTGACTAAAAAATTATCTTTAATGTTTTCGGTAGTCCATTTAGCAAATGATATGATATCTTTATCTCCTTCTAGTTTCTCTAACTCTGATAGAAATTCTTTATAATCCATCAAATCTATAACTTGGGCCGACATTTTTAGACTATTCCTTGCCTTACTTTAGAGATGATATATTCCTTTACTAATTTACTTCTTACAATATCATCTTCTACAAATTCAACAGTTTTAAACTCATCTATTGTAGCAAGAATCCTCATGAATGTCAAGAGTCCTTTTCGTTCATCGTCACGAATTAAATCGCTTTGTCTAAAATCACCACAAAACATAATTCTACTATTATCTCCAAGTCGAGTAATAATAGAGTCTAATTCATGGAAATTTAGATTTTGTGCTTCGTCTACTAGTACGATTGAATCATCTAAGGTTATTCCTCTAATATAAGAAGTAGTAACGAATTTGATGATATTTTTACCTTTAAGTATATCATAAGCATCGCCCCTACCAAAGATATCATTACAAATATTCATATAGGGTGCTTCGTATACTTTTGATTTTTCCTTTTCTGTTCCTGGTAGAAAGCCCATGTCTCTAGTGGGTACAACTGATCTAACTAGGGTTAAATTTGTATGATCGGTGTATCCATTAATAATGTCTGATAGTGCTAGATAAAGTGATATGTATGTCTTGCCTGTGCCTGCTAAACCGTGTAGAAGTAGATTGTATTCCTTATTATACAGAGTAAAAGCTTTTTCTTGATTAATTGTTTTTGGAACAACATTCTTTAGTTTTAACGAATTATTATTATTTTTACGAAATTGTTTTTTCTGTTTTCTAGTTAACTTCCCTGGAAAGTGAGAAACATTATCGAATTCTTCTACGGTTAGTAAGGACATTATTCATACCTTTTTCTAGATTAAAAATAATTAAGCGTCCCCCCTAGCAATTCTTTTACTGCGCCATTTATCTACGGCCTTTCTTGTTTTTACCTCCTTAGTAGTTTGTTTAGAACCCATAGATGCAGCTAAAGCACTGTTCGGGTGGGCAGCGGAGACTTTATGCATAACTTCACCCCATCCATCATCATTCTTAATACCACCAACACCACCAACAATATTCATGGCTTTGATGACTTGTTCAGTATTTGAATTGTTGGAGAGATATTCTTCCTTGTCTGCTATAGACATGAATTCGTCCCATTCGATTCCCGACTCTTCATTAAAAAATGTATAATTGGGCATTTGTTCTCCTATGCTTTTATTTATGATAGATAGTGTCTCGGATTTCATCAAAAGGACGTTTCATCAGATCTTTGAAATTTTCTTTCCATAAATCTGAATACTCAGTATCTTGATACAATCTAAACAGAGGAGACCCCAATGTATGATGAATATTGTATGGTACTTCATCTTCTTTTAAACCATAATAGTCTTCTCTGTCCATACCCTCACCAACTAGATAATTCCATTTTCTATCAAGCGAACCTATATCATCTTCTTCAAATTCAAGAAATCTATGTAGATATGCTGGTTCATTAACATCGGCCCAATCTAATGTAAGCTTAGATGTTTTTTCATTATCACAATTCCATAATGATACACTACTCCAGTTCTTCTTAGGATAAGAGTCCTGATTAGTGCCTCCCATTTTAGAAAGAAAAGAAGTAGTATAATCATGTTTACATACTGATACCGACTTAGTTAAATCGACCTCTTCCAAAAGCGAATCAACTGACCGTGTAAACATCATATCGCAATCTAGAAATAATGCTAACTTAGGATAGGAAGTTTGTCCACGAAGATCGTGATACAAATTTACTAATGGTGCAGATAAAAACCTGGTCATAGTAAATTCAGTAGAACCTCGAACATCTAATTTTCTTTTCGTATATCCATAAGCATATAAATGATTATAGATAAGTGGTATAATTTTATATTTAATCTTAGTATCAAAACTACGAATAGTATGAGCTAATATTTTAGCACATATGTCCTCTTTAGGATCATATCCAATAAAGATAGTTAAATTATTAAGACCAGAATTCTCTAATGAATCAAAAAGGTGTTTCATGTATTAACACCTTTTCAAATTGTTCATAAGACATTCCATGCATATTAGGAGATTTGCAACCATAGAAATCATATTGTTTATCAAAAACAAATACGAAATCAGTGAATAGATTATGTGTCATAAACCAATCTAGATACCGAATTCTATTTGGATTGTCTGCTGCATTAGTTCTAGTTTCAGCGGCCCCTTCAAACATATTACTGATTGATTGAGCAGTATCATTTTTAATTAGACTATCAAACCCTAGAATGTACAAAATAGTATTGCCATTAAACATAGCACACTTCATAGCATACATTCCAGTATTAGATCTAGGTCTGGCTTCAGTATGCCCATGATATAAAGATGATTCCACATGGTCTTCTATTTCGTCTGGGAATAAAATTCTGCTGTTAGAAAAGAGTTTAGAATCTTCTAACATCTTCTTTCGATATTCTTCAATTGTTACATTATATAAATTTACTCTATTAAGATCTTCAAATCCTTCATATGCAACACCACAAGAATAAACTTCATTCTTCACGGGTATTCTATTAAGATCAAAATCGGCTCTAGAAGTTCCATTACCTATAATAATGGCTCTATTTCTTTTAATATGTGGTATTTTTTGAAGCATCATCATCATTCTCATATTGTAAATTTTCTTCAATGTCGCGCTGTTGGCGACTCTCACGAATCTTCTTAAACTTATTTACCCTTCGAGGATTATCATTATCATTATAATCATCATCCCACTGTGATCGACGGGCCCTAAACGTTTTAGACATTACCAATCCTTCGCTTCTTTAAAAGTTTTCTTAATTAGATTCTTAGTGATACCCTTATAGGGATTTTTCTTTTCTTTGATAGCTAATAGTAATTTAGCATCATCTGGGTCGGCTGATTCGAGAAATTCAATAAACAATGATTCTCGTCTTGCTGGTTTAAGACCCTTCTCTTGACCTTTAATAAAATATCGAAGCTTACGGAATTCACTATAAAGATAATTCTGCATATCCGATTCTTTAGGCAACGGCTTATATGGCGGGTTACCTTCTGGCAAATCAAATGTAATGCTTTCATTGAATAACATATTAAAAACTGTAACCAATGGTTCACAAGTCTTACTACTACTTTGAAGAAAAGCTATTTTATCTTTCTCAGACTTCATTTTGCTGGCCTTCATGATAACTTCAGCTACGCCGTCTTTCATCTAAAACTCCTGTATATCAGTCATTAAATTTTTTAATCTACTCTTAATAAAATATCCTAGTATCATAGAACGATCATTCCTTTGATAGTTCCCATAGATATCTATAACTTGTTTGCGGATGTCTTCTGGGATACGGGCTAAATCAATTAAGTGAATATTTCTCAAATAATTTCTTTTAACTTCTCCATCAAAAGGTGTTACTCCTCTTACCATATCTTCTATCATAGCACTAACTCGCTTCTTTGTCAAGGATTTTTGACGAGTTCCGACAACAAAAGTGTCATCATTTGATAAGATATTAGGTACCCCGTCACCAGCATCACCACGAATAACGTGTTCGAAAAGATAGGATAACGGGTCACCCACTTTAATAAACTTCTTAGTAATAGGCGAGTATTGTGAGACATTCTTATATCTCTGTAGTTGTGAGAAATCTTTATCACCAGATACAATCATAATCTTTTCATTACTATAACGTTCTACCATTACAGCAATAATATCATCAGCCTCGGCCGTTTCTACTTGTAAAACAGCATAGGGCAGATTATCTTTAATCTCAGCTTTAATAGTATGTAGTGTATTAAAGATAGCGGCCCAATCAAGATTAGATTCTTCTCGGGTCTTCTTTCTACTAGCTTTATAATACGGAAAGATTTTCTTACGCCAATAATTCTTATCATCACAACAAATGACAAGTTCACCATACTTAGAAAATCTAGATTTAAAACCACGAATGGAGTTTAGTACTTGGTGACGTATAAGATCTACACTGAAATCTTTGTTGCCACTCGCAAGAATATTTGATAAACATACTTGCGAAAAATCTAATAAAATCATTATTATTCCTTAGTTATCGTCATCGTCCTCAAAATATTCCTCGTCTTCATCATCATCATCCACTGAAAATTTGATATCTCCATTGTCCATT